TCAATGAGCAGGGGACGGGTAAAACAGCGTCCTGTATCTGGGCGGCTGACTACCTAATGAAGTTGGGGTTTATCAACCGAGTGTTGGTGATCTGCCCTCTATCGATCATGCAGTCGGCATGGCAACAAGACCTTTTCACATTCGCCATGCATCGTCGGGTGGATATAGCGTATGGCAAGCCAGAAAAAAGAAGAGAAATTATTCAAGGTGATGCCGACTTCGTCATCATCAACTACGACGGGGTTGAGATCATCCTAAAAGAACTTCAGGAGCAGAGGTTCGACCTCATCATCGTGGACGAGGCAAACGCCTACAAGAATCACACTACCCGTAGATGGAAGAGCCTCTACAACCTCTTGTTTGATGAGACTTGGTTGTGGATGTTGACTGGCACCCCTGCCGCACAAACCCCCTTGGATGCCTACGGGCTGGCTAAATTGGTCTCTCCCGACCGAGTGCCCCGGTCCAAGAATGGTTGGCGGGACATGGTGATGGTGCAACTCTCAAGATACATGTGGGTTCCACGCAAAGAGTCAACAGATACAGTTCATAGGGCTTTACAACCTGCCATCAGATTTACTAAGGAGCAATGTCTAGACTTACCAGAAGTTCTTTATGTGAATCGGGATGTTCCTCTAACGGCGCAGCAGGACCGATATTACGAAAACATCCGCAAGCACATGCTGGTGGAGGCGGCTGACGAGATAATCTCCGCAGTAAATGCGGCGACTCTAATGAATAAACTCCTACAGTTGTCTTGTGGGGCGGTCTACTCGGACAACGGAGAGATCATTGCATTTGATGCAAAAAATCGCATAAATGCTATGTTGGAGGTGATCGAAGAGGCTTCACACAAGGTGCTAATCTTCGTGCCGTTTCGTCATGCGATTGAAGTGGTCTGTGAGAATTTGACCAAAGCGGGGATCACTAACGCCAAGATCTCGGGGGAAGTACCAGCCGAGAAGCGCACTGATATCTTTAAGAGATTCCAACAAGAAGACGACCCCAAAGTTCTTGTCATTCAGCCTCAAGCGGCGGCGCATGGAGTTACTTTGACAAGAGCCGACACGATCATTTGGTTTGGCCCCACCCTGAGTCTAGAGACCTACCTACAGGCCAATGCAAGGGCGCACCGCAAGGGGCAAGTAAACAAACTGACTGTAGTCCACATGCAGGGAAGTCCTGTAGAATCAAGGGTTTACAGTAGTCTAAGAAAAAAACAAGACCTACACCAAAAAATTGTGGAACTTTTTCATGAAGAAGTTGACAAAGTTAACAAGGTCGTTGAAAATCAATTAGGAGCCGAACATGAGTGAAATCGGAGCAAACAAGTTGGCGAAGGTCTACATCAAGATGCGCGACAAGTTGCAGGAATTGCAACGGGAATACGAGGAAGAGGAAGCCAACATCCGGGCGCAGATGGAGATCATCGAGCAAAAGTTGCTGGACATATGCAAGGAGACCGGGGCTGACAGTATCAAGACCCCATTCGGGACGGTCATGAAGTCCACAAAGACTAGGTTTTGGCCCTCTGACTGGGCGGCTATGTACGATTTCATCCGTCAACACGATGCCTACGATCTACTGGAGAGACGTGTGCATCAGACCAACATGAAGACTTGGCTTGAGGATAATCCGGGTCTTCTTCCGCAGGGTCTCAACGCTGAGACTCGTTATTCTGTAACTGTAAGGAGAAGCAAATGAGTGGTGAATTGTCACTATTTAAGGGCAACATGCCCGACTACTTGAAGAATCGTGGTTTGAGTGCGACCACGATAGCCCTTATGGGTACAAGTCAAAACAAGCGTATCTCCATCCGGGGGGGTGTCTTTCGCATGATGGTCGGTGGGCAAGAGACTGCTAAGTCTGATGAGCGGTCTATGAAAGTTGTGATTGTGTCTGCGGCAGAGAATGTTAGCCGTACCTTTTACGAAGGCACATACGAAGAGGGATCTCAAGTTTCTCCATCTTGTTGGTCTTCAGATGGCGTGCGTCCTGACTCGGGTGTAAAAGAGGCACAGAACGCTACATGTAATGGGTGTCCTCAGAATGTAATCGGTTCAGGTAACGGCGGTGGTCGTGCTTGCCGTTACTCCCAGCGTTTGGCAGTTGTGCTTGCACACGACATGAACGGAGACGTTTATCAGTTAGTTCTTCCTGCTACCTCTATCTTTGGTAAGGTCGAGAACGGCAAGATGCCTCTGCAAGCCTACGTCAAATACTTGGCGGCTCATAACGTCAACGTAGAAGATGTTGTTACCGAGATGCGCTTTGACACCGACAGCGCTACCCCCAAACTTACTTTCTCCCCCGTGCGTCCGCTGGAAGAGAACGAGCACAACCTCTGCTCTCTCAAGGCTCAAACAACCGAGGCTAAGAACGCCATCACTATGAGTGTGGCACAGACCGATGGTGTCGGTGAGAAGCGTGTCGCACTACCCAAACCCTCTGCCCCCAAAGCCGCTAAGCCTGAAGTAAAACAGGAAGTGGTGGAAGAGGCGGAAGAAGAAGAAAAACCTGTGAAGCGTACCGCTAAGAAACCTGAAGAGTCTGCCTCTAAAAGTGCGGCAGATTTGGTTGATGAGTGGGATGACTAATAGAGATCATGGGGGTTACGGCATTACTAAATCTTTCTGAGTGGATTTGGTCGATGAGCACACCCGTAACCCCCACCATTTCCTCCCCCGGAAACACTATTCGCTAAGTGTGGCTCAAAACTTGCGTCGGGCAGGGTTAGCGAAACCCGACTCTTTTTCTTCTTATAAGCGGGGCTATCGTGATTGGGTATACACAACTTGTAGTCAAGCGCAACGAAGAAGCCGACCCAAATTTAGTTGGGGTCACGCTTGGCAAACTCTGCATCGATAAGGGAGTGCCGGTACAAACAGTTGCCAACTACTTCGGTGTTTCTAAAGCGACAATTTATGCATGGTTCTCAGGCACAAAACAGCCACGAGCCAAGATCGCTCAGGAGATCAACGAGTTTATTAAGAACTTAGCAGATTAGAAAGTCTGAAATGCAAGAATTTTTGAGCGCTATTCTTGCTGGGGAAGGGCACTACTGCATAACTGGGATTAAGTCCGGGGAGAAGTATCCGGTCATCCAGTCCTTCTTTAGCAAAATTGAAGAGACAAATCAGGCAATCCAAAAGTTTTTGGGGGAACGTCGTGATGTCTACTTCGCACTTGCCACCTTCAAGGACCCAAAGGCACCCAAACCACGGGCGCAAGATAACGTCCAACTTATTAAAAGTCTATGGGTAGACATCGACTGCGGGGAAGATAAGGCAAAAACCAACAAAGGCTACGCCACCAAAGAAGAGGCGATCGAAGCCCTAGCAGTTTTCTTGGAAGAGACCAAACTACCCGACCCGATCATTGTGGATTCTGGCGGGGGCGTGCATGTCTACTGGCCTTTCTCTAGAGCCTTAAGCCGAGAAGAGTGGCAATCTCTTGCCGATGGACTCAAAGAGTTGTGCTTCCAAAAGAGACTACTGATTGACGAGGCTTGCACGGCAGATGCGGCTAGGATTCTGCGAGTGCCGGGAACATACAACTTCAAAGAAGAAGACCCCCGCCCTGTCCGTTTGTTGGCAATCATCGAGCAGCCATACGATCCAGACGTACTAAAAGAACTTTTACCAAAGGTAGAAAACAAAAGTGTCCGCCCAATTGGGGGAAAAAAAGAGCCTAGCGAACTGACCAAAGCCTTGATGGGAAACAAAATTTCCTCATTCAAGAAAATCATGCAGAAGTCAAAGGTGGGTACGGGTTGCCAGCAGTTGTGGAGGATCTACACCGAGCAGGAGACTATAGATAGAAATTCTTGGCGTGCTGGGTTGTCAATTGCCAATGCCTGTGTAGATCGGGATGACGCAATCCATAAGATCTCTCGGAAGTATCCTGACTATGACTTCGATGAGACTGAGCGCAGGGCTGACGATACGGCTGGTCCTTTCTACTGCAAGACCTTTGAAGAAGCCAATCCGGGCGGGTGCGAGGGATGCCCCCATAAAGGCAAGATCAGCACTCCAATCATGCTTGGCACCGAGATTGAGCAGTCCGAAGTCACTGAAGTTGTGGTCAAACAACCTAACAATACCGAGGTTGCCTACGAGATCCCCAAACTTCCCGAGCCGTATTTCAGGGGCAAAAACGGGGGGATCTACCGCAACGCAAAAGACAACGACCAACTTTTAATCTACCCCCACGACCTGTTTGTAATACAACGGATACACGACCAAGAGGAGGGCGACAGTGCTTGGTTAAGACTGCATCTACCACAAGACGGGGTAAGAAATTTCACTGTTGCTATGGCAAACATATCTTCTGTAGATACGATGCGGACTGAGTTGGCACGGCGGGGGGTGATTACATATGACTGGAAAGAACTTCAGATCTACTTGATGAAAGCGGCGAGTGAACTACAAATGAAAAAGAAAGCAGAAGTAGCCCACCATCAGTTTGGATGGACTAAGCGTGGCTCGTTTGTAGTTGGAGATATTGAGGTCGAGCACGGCAAGAAACGCTATGTGCCTCCAACAGTGACAACCTCTGACATGATCGGTTGGTATGAACAGAAGGGAACACTTGAAGGGTGGAAAA